GGGAGGGGTTCGGGGAACCGCAGGTTCCCTGATGCGTTAAACTGCGTATATAAATATTTAGTAATTTAATATACCAATGGAAAAACCGATCATTATCACTATCACAATCGCTGTATTGTTCTTCTTCGCAAAGTTAGTTGAGATGAAGTTCGTTGAAAAGGAGAACAAGCCGATGAAGTTCCTCATACGCGACACGCTATTGGTTATGATCTGCGCCTTTGTACCTATTATGATTTTCTTCCAGGCGAGTGGTCCAGTTGCCGAGATGTTAGGCGCTACCGATTTTACTGCGTCTGCGCCGACCCAGATCTTCACGGACGTTCCTGGATTCTAATGATAACATATTTATTTACTATAATAAATACGTTTGTTTTATGCATAGGATGGAATATTTCCAATATCCATACAAGCCACTCCACTTGGTACTTGCTGTGTCTTGAACTGACTAAAAAATGGGAACGCCAATTGATTCTGTGGAGTATGCGCGTGGACCGTCTTCGCGATCATTTTATACAACTTGAAATCAGGATATCGCTCATCACCGTTTTTCTTATACAGGACACTCGCTTTCTTATCATCCAAACACCATCGGTGGATTGTCTTTTGGAGTTCATCGCGCGGTTTATCTTCAATTATGAAATCGTGGATGGAACATCCGAGGCGGCAGAGATCAAAACTATAATTCGGCTCAATGACAGGGTGTTTGCTATTGTAATATGGATCAAAGTTGTATTGAGTAGCCGCATCGCCACCAGGCGCGAAACTATCACTGCAGAATGTCTTCCCTTTGTACGTATAAATGCTGCGACCGAAATCAATGATCTTGAATATACGTCCATATGTAGGAACCTTATAGCAAATGCCGTTATATTTGTAATATAAGAATTCTTCATTCGTTGATACGTACATGATATTATTGGTATGAAGATCATTATGGGTGAACTTATATGCAGTCTGGTATGCTAACATTGTCATGATTACTTGAAACAATGCACTGGCTCCAGTATCCTCTCCGATTTCATCATTGACGAACAACTCATCAAGTGTTCCGTCGCATTTTTCAAGGCAAATCATTTGTACTGGGAAATTATCAACATATGCGAATATGGCGGGTTCTTCTTTATCCTCATCCTCCCATTCTTCCTCATCGTCTTCTTCTTCCTCCTCCTCCTCATCATCGCCTTCCTCCTCCTCTTCCTCATCATCGTCTTCGTCTTCATCATCGTCTTCGTCTTCCTCATCATCGCTGGTATCTTCATCCTCATCATCGCTTTCGCTCTCGTCCTTTTCTTTCACTTGGACGTATACCTCTTCCAATGCCGACAATTCCAACTCAGGTGCAGCCAAATCTATCTCCGCTACGTCGGTAATAATATCATCTTCTTCCGAAATTACAAGCTTATTACGATTTCCCCTAGAATTATGATTGGATATAGATGACACACGACCTTTATTAATGCGGAACAGCTTATTCACGTTATCCAAGAAAAAATTTGAAGAATTTAAATACTCATAATCATCTGCAATATTCATCTTGAACTTTTTCTGTACGGCAGAGAACGACCCATAGTAATCTATAGAGTGCTTGAAATCGTGGACCTCCATCAACTTACTGGATAAAAGGCAGAAAAATCCGTCTACATAAGATGCGTTGTTTGTATCTGCCAATTTCTCAAACTTGGCGCCATCAAGTGTAGGCAATGTGCGAATATCAGCACTTTCCGTCTCGTATCTTCCGATCATATAACGGATCGGATCTAGCAACGGAGAGTGCTTTATAAAAATCGGTTTTTCCAACAACTCATTATTAGCAGTATCAATTACCGTCGCGAGATCATTTATGTGATAACGGTGATTGAATTGTATGGAATTGTAATTTTGTTGGTTAATATCAAATAACAGCTTTAATACTGGTTGATAATATTGGAAGGAGTTTAATTGAAATGGGTTGTATCCATGTTTTAGATCATCAGACGTAGGTGTATACTGAGATTCTAAATATTCCAGGTTTAGAGAATTAAATTGCTGTGTAGGTTCCAACATTTTATAACTGTATTCCACATATTATTTGGTGAATATGAACGTTTGTTTCTAATTTATATTTTGTATCCTAAATCTATAAATGACATTGGAATTGAAGAAATTCAATATGCGGGATATCACGTTCAAGCCGGATGAGAATAAAGGTCCAGTCATTGTTCTTATCGGTCGTCGTGATACTGGTAAATCGTATTTAGTGCGTGACTTACTGTATTATCATCAGGATATACCAATCGGCACCGTTATATCTGGTACAGAAGCTGGTAACGGGTTCTTTAAAGACCATGTGCCTAAATTATTCATACATGATGAATACAACACGGTGCTAATTGAGAACATTTTACGGAGACAAAAGACCGTAATGAAACAAATGAAAAAGGAGATTGAGACGTATAAAAGGACCACAATTGATCCTCGCGCATTCGTGATTATGGACGACTGCTTGTACGATCAGGCTTGGACTCGCGATAAGATGATGCGTCTCCTATTTATGAACGGACGTCATTGGAAGGTCATGTTGGTAATAACTATGCAATACCCGCTCGGTATACCGCCTAACTTGCGAACAAATATTGATTATGTTTTTATATTGAGAGAACCATATTTAACAAACAGGAAGCGTATTTGGGAGAACTATGCCAGTATGTTCCCGACACTGGAATCGTTTTGTGCTGTCATGGATAACACGACGGAAAATTATGAGTGCTTGGTAATCAATAACAACGCAAAGTCTAACAAATTGACCGACCAAATATTCTGGTATAAGGCCGAAAACCACCCAAATTTCAAGTTGGGATCCAAAGAGTTTTGGGAAATATCTAAGAGCATGGGTTCCGATGACGAAGACGAGGCGTATGATCCGTCTAAGAATAAGAATGCTAAGAAAGGAGCGAATCTTAATGTGAAGAAAGCAAACTGGTAATTGCTAACTATAGGATAATTGTATCCAATGACAGTTTAGCAAAATGTCTTTGGATAATGTATATCAAATGAGTTTTTTTTTTAATTTATTAAACCCTACTCCTAAACCCCCCGAGGATGCTGCCAAAGCGAAAAAAGATGCGGTTGCTGCCGCTATAGCGAAAAAAGATGCAATCACAAAAGAGTGTGCGGGTAAACAAACAGATATTGACAAAATTATATCTGCTGCTGAAGCAGAATTGAGTAAAGCAGAGCCGGATAAAGGTACTACGGATACCGGGGCTACGGCTAACGGAACTTCGTCCAACGGAACTTCGGCTAACGGAACTTCGTCTACTGACGCTTCGACTAATGGAACTTCGTCTACAGCCACTGGTGCTCCGACTAAAATAGGTGGAAAATCAAAAAAGAAGAAAAAGTTTAGCAATAAACAAAATGGAGGTAAAAACAAGAAGCGCGCGAAGAGTCAAAAAAAACGCCGATAGTAAAATTATATTATACGTATAATATATAATATGAGTACTCCAGAATCAAGTGATGCTACATCAAGTGTAGAGGAGTTTTTCGCGCCAGAAGATGTTGTGCCATCTGCCGAAATTGGAGCTGGTGTGCCATCTGCCGAAATTGGAGCTGGTGTGCCATCTGCTGATGTTATGGTTAAGGTTGACGAACTTCAGGCTAGGGTGACAAGCCTTGAGACTAGAGTGGAGGAGCTTGCAGCGCCCGCCGAACAGCCTGCCGCTGTAACAATGGGCGGAAAAAAGAAGCAGAGGCGCGGTGGCAAGAGCCAGCGCACCTGGAAAAAGACAAAGGGTGGCAGGCAATCTAAGAAACGCCGTTAAAAATTATATTTAGTTTTGAATACAAATATAATTTTTTACTTCTCTCCAGCGATAACACTATCGCGCAGCAACTCATTCCTCAAATTCACACTGGCGCTATCAGCAACCTCGCGACTCTCAAAGTCAACCGTCTCCTTAACTCCGATCAGCTGTCCGTCCTCGTTCAGCGTCTGGGTCAGGACATTTCCGCTCTTCTTCGCCAGCTCAATGTTCTCCTTGATCGCCTTCTGCTTCGTCTCCTTGACACGGCGCTCAAACTCCTCCTTCGCCTTCGTCTCATTCTTCAACTTCTCGTGATGCAACTGGTTGAGCTCCTCCTCCATAAACTCAATGCGCCCTGTCTTGTACGCATCAGGGTCCCAAGGGATCCACATGCCAACCGGTCCCACGAAGATGTCGTGGTTGGGATCCACCTCGCGCAACTTCTTGCACTTCATCTCCGCCTCCTCCTGAGTAGGGAACACGCCACGAAGCTTCATGCCGCGCACCGAAGTCTGGAACGCATGTGCGCGCTGGAACTGCTCGTTCAGCTTATCCTCGTTCTTCTCCATATACGTCTTGAAATCATCATCAACTCC